CCGTTACGAAGCTCTGACTCAAGATCCCGTCTGGGTACATTATACCGTCTAGACAACTCCTTCACTGAACCCTTATATGCAGCGTAGGCATGAATGGCCTGACGCATACGTATACGAACATCACGAACCTCTGGACCTACCGCATAGAGTGTATCAGGTAGAGCGGTATCGGTTGCACCCTCCAGACGAACCTGCTCTGAGTACTGATTCAGCAGTGCCTGAGACACCTCCCACATACCCGGTACCGTAAGGATATGAGAGATGAACCACTCAGGGTCAGTACTATCATAGTCCTCCCGTTCCTTCAGTGCGATAATAGCCTGACGGTCTACCTGTACCGTCTTACCGAGTTCGTACTGTAATACCCCCTTCCCGTCTGTATGTTCACTTAACAGGTTGGCTGCACCCTTCAATGAGACGTAGACGCAGTAGTGGGAGAACACCCGAACAGACTTCGGCTCATCAAGCTGCTCTACCCACTGGCCGTAGAGGAAGTTCTCTTCAACATCCTTGAACTGTTCCTTGGCCTTAATCTCCTCAGTCTCCGTAATCACGTCATCATAGGTGAGATTGTGTAGGTCGGTAATCAACTCCTGAGCCTTTTCTCTATCGTTAAATGTCTCTCCATATAAACGTGCCAGTTGAACAATCCCTCTCTGCATGGAGTCCTTACGATACTGGAAGGTACTCTCATCCCTCTCTGCTAGGTAATCCAGACGTTTAAGTCCCTGCTCCCAGTTTTGTAGCTGTTCCTCGTAGACGATGTTGTCTTCACGAAGCTCATGCAATCGGTCGATACGTTCAGCTAAATTACCCACGACTACCTACCAGAGCTTGCTGTGCGTTATAGCTCAGGATACGACCACCGTTCTTACGTGAGGACCAGAGTGCCTTCTGACCTGCTGAGGACTGTGCTGTATCCTTCAACAGCTCACCGGTCTCCTCACATGCCCAGCCTCCATCAACGTTCTGCTCCGGGAACTGGCTTGGATCCTCGTTAGCACGCTGTGATGTAGAGTTCGGTGCCGAGGTCTTACGGGCTGGCACATCGTCTCCACCCATCTCCTCAGCAAAGTTGGCGTCGAGGTTCAGTGCGTGAGCGAGTGCCCGACCCTTGGCACGTGTCTCAGCCATACGGATGAAGTGCTTACCGATCATGGAGTTACCGGTATTCTCGTAGTTAGCGTCTCCCAGTGCCTCTGACTCTGTACCGTCTGAAAAGATGGCTGCGACCACCACGATAGCGGTACTCTCCGTCTTGCCCTGCTGGTTGGTAATCTCGATGACATTCTCCCGCAGAACCCTCCAACCTACCAGACCTCCATGTGTGTAGGCATAATCCTGTACATCCTTAAAGGTATACAGCGTCATGTTCTTGATCGTCTTGGCCTGCAAGAACTGATCCCGACCCTCTCGAACTGTACGTGCTGGCTGCTCAGATACTTTGTCTACCATGAATGCCCCTTTCGTGAGCGACGAACAATCTTGTCGTCCATCCGTGAGCGACAAGCTAACTATACCACACCTCGGACACGGCTGTCAAAAACACCCTGTACTATATAACCATGTCATGTCCACATCTCGATCAAGTCCCACGACGATTTTGGCTCCAGCACTGGTCTCCGGTCAAGTCCCAGACCCTTCACGGGACTTCGGGTGGTATATTAGTATACGGGTGTTTGAGGGGGGAAAGGGGGGTGAGACGAGAGTTACCATAACGATAACGAAGACTCATAACGATACGATAACGAGAACTCTTTACCATACGATAACATAACCATAACGATAACGTAATACCATAACCATTATTAGTATATAGTTCCGTCTAACGTGAAGGGGGGTGGTGCCAAGATCATGAGACCTAATTATTGGTGTCGAGTGAGAGGGGTTGCCTCTGAAGATAGGAGATTAATCATGTGTAATGGATCGTGCCAGTCAGGTGATTGTACCTGCTGCTGCTGCTGCAAGGAGACCAGATGAGAACGGTAGATACCACGGTCGTACTACAGATTATCACCCTCGTCTTGGTCGTAATTCATATGTTTGTCGGGTAGACGTGATATAGTTATTAAGTCGGTCGGGAGGGGCTTCGGTCCCTCCTGATTCTCGGGGGAATAGTATAGTGGACTGTACGTCTGTTTTGCACTCAGAAAGTCGGGTTTCGATTACCCGTTCCTCCACCCCGTCGGTACCGGCATGAGTGAGCCAACCTGCCTGTAAAGCAGCTTCGAGAGATGAGTAGGTGCAAATCCTACTACCGACACCCTGCCTGTGTAGCTGAGTGGTTTCAAGCAAACGGCTCATAACCGTTAGTAGCGTGGTTCGATTCCACGGACAGGTACCGAGTTCCCATCCTCTAACGGGAAGAGACATCTCTGATAAGGATGTAATGAACGTTCGATTCGTTCTGGGAGCACCGGGTGCATGGTCCCTGATTCACCATGTCGGGTCTCAGTCTCCGGTCAGACTGAGGGACCTCTGACAGACTGGTCCTTATTACGTCTGATCTAGGTTCAAGAGTGGTATCCTAGGCTCTGGTACCGGGGCCGAATACACTCTCTGCCCGATTAGTTCACTGGAAGAACATTGGTGTTACATACCAAGTGTAGGGAGTTCGATTCTCTCATTGGGCACCTGACGCAATATGGTGATATTAGTGTAGTAGCCGCACACCTGCCTGTGAAGCAGTTAGTATGGGAGCATAACCCATATATCACCCCCGTTCTCTAGTGTTATTGGCATGCACGTGGGGGGTTAACCCCTAGAGTCGAGGTTCGATTCCTCGGAGATACGTTGAGGCTTGAGCTATAGATCGGCCTCTAAATGCCCTGTTAGCATAATGGATAGTGCAAGTGGCTACGAACCACTGTTGTGCGGGTTCGACTCCTGTGCAGGGTACCACGGTCTCTTCGTATATGGGTATTACGTCAGCTTGTCACGCTGGTAAAACGGGTTCAAGCCCCGTAGAGATCGCAAGGACGTTCGTCTGATCCGGGGTGTGCTAATGTCCTGACGAGGATGCCACCCTCCTTGCCCGTATAGCGTAATGGAAGCGCAAAGGTGTTCTAAGCCTTCGAGTGTGGGTTCGAGTCCTACTACGGGTACCAAGACGTGAGGCTACCCACCTGCGTCTTTCGTTGACAGTATATTCTACCTGTGTTATGATTGGAGTTGCAGGGTAAATGAATAAGACACCTAACCTCGACGGCAAGAGGACTCAGGGAGAGTGGTGGAAGCACCTCAAGTGGATGAAGAGGGTTGTCAACAAAGAGACACGGAGACGAGATAAGATATATCTAAGGAAGATGGAACTTTAGTGTGAACGGTAGCACGACAGTTTGAAGCACTGTATGTGTCAGTTCGATTCTGACAGGTTCCACCTCGCTCCCATAGTCTAGTGGATATGACGTATGATTCTCAATCATGAGACCGGAGTTCAATTCTCCGTGGGAGTACCAGTGGTTTATGGGCAGGTTACACTCTAACCAACCTGTCTATTGGAACATAGCAATCGCTGGTTCGAATCCAGCCAGCCTGACACGTCATTACCCGTCTGACGTTAACTACGGTTTAGCCGACAGGAAACGAGTCGGTCCTCTGCCTATAGTTGTATGGAAATAGGCACCTTGCAGCCATCTTCTAACAGGATAGGAAACTGGACTTTCAATCCGGTAAATAGGGGTTCGAGTCCCCTTGGCTGTACCAGCGGGAGATAGGGAGTAACGCCCCTGCCTTGCATCGTTCAATCGGTGGGGTTGGTGATAGACATACCCGCATATATCCTCATCGTCTAATGGAAAGACAACGGTCTCCAAAACCGTTTATCGGGGTTCGAGTCCTCGTGGGGGTGCCAACGTAGGGTCAATGTAATAGCGTAGCCTACGTCGTGGTGGTAACTGACTATTCGGGTGTCACCACTAAATGCCAGTAAAGCTCATAAGGATGAGCAGGTGTTTTGTAAACATCAGGCAGCGGGTTCGATTCCTGTTACTGGCTCCTTTCTCCCTGTCAGCCTCGGCAGGTGAGTGGGGCTTCCTCGCCCCGATTTGTGGGATTGATCTACCGGTATGATACCTGCTTGCCAAGCATGATGAACGAGTTCGATTCTCGTATCCCGCACCCTTGCAGTAGTGATGTAATGGCAACATATCACTCTTCCAAAGTGAGTTCGCAGGTTCGAGTCCTGTCTACTGCACCCTTGCCTCCTTAGTGTCAATGGCTAGCATATCTGGCTCTTAACCAGCGGGAGTAGGTTCGAGTCCTACAGGGGGCACCATAAAGACACGTAAGACACGTAAAGACACGTCATTCTTCTGTCGTATAATGGTATTACGGGTGGCTGTTAACCATCTTATCGGGGTTCGAATCCCTGCGGGAGAGCACTGGATAGTTGGCAGAGTGGCTTAATGCGGGGCTTTGCTAAAGCTCTAGTCGTAACTGACTCACAGGTTCAAATCCTGTACTATCCTCCACACTCTCGTGGTGCAACGGTGACACAACGGGCTTAGAACCCGTCAGGGGTAATCCCTATTGCAGGTTCGAATCCTGTCGAGAGTACCGTGGGTGGGCTAACATTGGCGACGTGACAGCGGTTTGAACCCGCCCGTACCGAAAGGTATTAGGAGTTCGACTCTCCTCCCATCCTCCCTGAGTCTATAGCCAAGTGGTAAGGCAGGTGGTTGCAACCCATCGACGGTCAGTTCGATTCTGACTAGACTCTCCGGTCATCTGAGTCCACCGCTGGAAACAGAGGAAGTTCGGGACATCACAGAGCAACCCTATAGCACTGTAACAGAGACGAGTAATATGAAACGGACACCTCTAGGTGATGCAACCTCAAGTCGTCACGTTGACCCTGCTCGGGTAGTGACAGGTCGAGGGCGAAGGTAGATGGTGGAAGAGATACAGGATCCCGGCTATTAGGATGACCTCATGCCTCCTTAATGTAAAGACTGCATAGCTGACTTTTAATCAGTGTGAAGGGGTTTGATTCCTCTAGGGGGTACCATATGATTCCATTCTCGAAGTGGTTACTAACGAACAACCACGCACATCCGCTGGCAGGTAACAGGTTTACGAATATGGAAGAGATAGAGAAGTTCAGTCTGGACACCTTGGCAGCAGGTATCGGTCTATACGTCGATCCTGACACGACCTTTGATGAGCCAGACGATGGTGGATTCTATACCGACACGCTCTTCGCAACCATGGATCAGGACGACCCCCTCGGATCTATTGACTGGATTATGAGGAATGCTAAGGCAGATGCGATGGGAATTGAGAAACTCGGAGACGTAAAGTATGTACGCTTATGGTGGGACTAAGGAGAAATAATGGATCCATTTATGGAACAGATGATGTCACAAGGGCAGGGGCAAGGACCACCGGGACAGATGGACCCGATGATGCTCATACAGTTGATCTTGCAGCTACTTCAGGGATCTAATGTCCCACAAGGTGAGCTTCCCCCACAGATGGGTGCAGGTCTAGCACAGATACTTCAGGCTGTACAGGGTGCAGGCGGACCTCCGGGACAAGGCATGCCTCCGGGAATGCCTCCTCAAGGTGGACCTCCGGGAATGCCATTCTAAGCAGATTCTGGGATAGTATAATGGTAGTACAGATGTCTTTGAAACATTGAATGCAGGTCCGACTCCTGCTCCCAGATCCATTCTCAGATAGTATAATGGTAGTACGGCTGACTCTGAATCAGTGAATCGGGGTTCGAATCCCTGTCTGAGATCCAAGCAGCAGTAGCCCAACGGCAGAGGCACAGGACTCAAAACCCTGACAGTGAGAGTTCGAGTCTCTCGTGCTGCACAGACCTTTACCCCAATGGCAGAGGGAACTGGCTTAAACCCAGCTAATGTATCGGTTCGAGTCCGATAAGGTCTACCGACTTTAGTCTATAAAGGAGAATCATATGTCAATATGGGGTCAAAACGCACAGGGATTGAGAGCATCCCCCCAATACCAGCCTCCAGCAGGGTACCAACCTATAGCACCAAGCTTCCGACCTCCTAATAATGCAGGGATGTACAAACCACCAGCAAGTTTCATTCCCCCTAACGCATGGGGTGATCCACAATTCTCTAATCCTAGGGGAGCAGGGTGGCCTGATAATAGCAGGGGATTCCTACCCGGAAGCCAGCCTCCTATTAATGGTTCTCAGGGATTACAGTCTGTATTTGCAGAGTACGTGAGGAGACAGCAGCAACGACAGCAAGGCATGAGTCCTTACTCTCCTCAAGGACAAGGCCAAGGTCAGGGAATAGCTGCCATGTTACAGAAGATACTCCAGCTACAGAGTGGAACTCCGCAACCCTTTAATGTCACTCCTTGGTAAGATTCTCGTGCCTCCACAACTGAGGCACATCATAGCGGAGTAGGCTGTTGGTAGCCTGACGAGTCTCATACGCTTGTTTCCGTGAGTTCGATTCTCACCTCCGCAACCGGTTAGGCCAGTCATGATAAGTGGCTGGTCTTCTTTGCATAACTGGAAAGGTCCGTTATGAAAATCAGACACGTGCTTCCGGGAGATAATCTGTATGCATGTTACATCATGAGGTCTGCCCCATACGGCGCTACCTTCCCCCTCGTACATCAGGCACTCGTCACACGAGACGGAGAAGACGAGATCATAGGTTTCATCACAAATGGACGTATCGTTCCTGCCGATGATGTTGGAGACAACACACGCTTTCTCGGGTACCAGCATAATAATGTGATACCGAGTGAACAGTATAAAGCACAGCTCGTCGGTTGGGGTAGAGCATGGGAACAGAGTACGCAGCCTGCCCCCGAACAGGTACAGAAATTATGGGAACAGAAAGAGGTACCTGAAAGTGTCTAGCCCCGATGATGTCAAGAGGGAACGTGCCTTTGAACTGTACTACCAGTCAGGAGGTGCAGGCAAGAAGCGCAGCATCGAAGCACTATGGCGTGGTTGGGTAGAGGCAGTACGAGACAACCCGGATGCACGTCAGGACATCCCCACCTTAAACCGTGAGACGGTCTACAAGTGGGCCAAGGCTGACGACTGGGTAGAGAAGGCCTCTCAACGAGACCACGGTGAAACCCAGCTCATGAAGGAAACTTATGCGAAGGCACGAGAACGTGGGTATGACGCTATGTCGATGATGATACCAAAGGTGGTGGAGTCACTATATGAGGCGTCTCAGGATGCACCGTGGAGAGAGCGTATCGCAGCAGCTAACTCTCTTCTGGACCGAGTAGGTCTGATCTCTCAGTCGAAGGTAAAGAATCCTCTTGGAGAGACGAACAGTACCTCTCGTAAGGCACCAGCATTTGACGCAGACGAAGAGACGCTGGCTGCTTGGCTGGCTGAGACACAGGGTAGTCAGAGAAATGGATAAGGAGCTAACAATATGGCGAAGGTAACATCACTAACAGATGAAGAACAGGACACACTACGTCGTCTAGGTAGTAAGCTGCCATCAGGTGTAGCAAAGCAGGACCGTGCGGCCTCATCTCCAGTAAAGGAGCAGAAGTCTCCGGTAGCCAAGGCACGCAGCGCAACCAAGAATACGAAGGCGATGGCACCAGACAGTGACGGATCTCCGGGTTCACACATGGGTGGTAAGTGGAAGGGCACTCCAGCCAAGATTTCAACACATAAAGCCTCTAAGTCATGATGCAACTCCCTGATGCTCCAACGCTACGACAGCGTGCTGCTATCTACATGGGTATGCAGAGCAGTGATGAGTACAGGGAGGCGGTTATTGATAAGTGCAGAGAGTCAACCATCTTCTTCATCAATATGTTCGGCTGGACCTATGACCCCAGACCTGAGATGGACGGACCACATATACCGTTTATGCTGTACCCGTTTCAGGTAGACACCGTTCTATGGATTGAGAAGCGTCTAAGCAGCCTAGAAGATGGTGTGATCGAGAAGTCCCGTGATATGGGTTTGACGTGGATCGTCGTCGCTATCGCTGTAAAGAAGTGGTTATTTGAAGACGGATTCCAAGCTCTATTCGGATCTCGTAAAGAGGACTTTGTAGACAACGGACTGATGGACTCTATCTTCGGTAAGATGGAATACTTTGTCGAACGTCTTCCACCTGATATTCTTCCACGAGGGTTTAATCTGGAACATCACCGCATGAACCTCAAGCTCATCAACCCAGAGAATGGTAATGCTATCTCAGGTGAGTCTGCGAACAGTAATTTCTCTCGTGCTGGACGTTATACCATGGTCGTCTTCGATGAAGGTGCCTTCTGGGATAACCTCGAATCAGCGTGGAGAGCCGCAGCTCAGACCACACGAACACGTATTATCATCTCAACTCCAGACGGAATCAATACCTTCTCAAGGATGCGTGAGTCAGGTATGTATAAGGTACTACGTCTACATGTTGATCTGCATCCACTCAAAGACGAAGCATTCAAGGAACGTGAACGAAGCAGGATGTCTCCAGAAGACTATGCTCAAGAGATTGACATCTCATACCAACGTTCAGCACGTGGTGTCGTCTACCCCCACTTCTCGAAGATCCCTATTGGAGAGTTTCCGTTCGGTAAGAATATGTCTCTCTTCACGACATGGGACTTCGGTATCGCAGATGATACAGCCATCGTATGGATAGCACGTAACCATCGTACCGGTAAACTTCGTTTCGTTGACTCATATAAAAACTCTGGTCAACCTATTGAGTTCTATGTACCCTTCCTTCTAGGGGAGATACCAGACGAACTTGCTCAGGTGTATGACTACAATGTTGAAGACCTTGAAGTCATCCAGAGGCATGCACAGTTCCCTATCACGATTAACTTTGGCGACCCGGACGTGGCAAAGCGTAGCCTCGTTACGGGTACTTCTGTGCTCGACGTGTTGCGTAAGTGGAAAATTATCATCACGACAAACACCAAGGCTAATAATTTCCGGGACCGTAAGGCCATGACGGAATCAGGTCTACGTGAGGTCGAGGGTATCAATTACCCTGCCTGTGCTGAGCTGGTTGACTCCATGTTGAATGCACGTTTTGAGGTTAAGAACCCTGACTCTCGTTCAACAGTAGGGGTAACGAAACCTATCCACGACTGGACAGAAGCCTACCGTTCTTCGGTAGAGTATTTCTTCGTTAATGTCCCTGCCATGCAGACGATTAACAGACCAGCACCGTCACGTAGAAAAATGGCATACGAGAATATCTAGGAGGTAACGCATGTCAGCACCAATGGGTCTACCCCCAGAATTGCTTATGCTGCTGGAGCAGATGGCCCAACAGCCTGCACCGGCGATGGGGGCACCAGATCCTATGGGGATGCCTCCGATGATGGACCCGTCGATGATGATGGATCCCTCAATGATGGACCCGTCTATGATGGGCATGGATCCTTCTATGATGGGTATGGACCCCGCTATGCTCGGTATTGACCCATCTATGAATATGGAACCGGGTATCATCCCAGATCCTGATATGATGGACCCCGGCTTTGGGCAGGAGATTGACCCATTCTCTGGCATGTACGACGAGGGCCAAGGTATCATACCTTACGATCCTGATGATAAGCCAAAGAAGCCGAAGAGAAAGAAGCCTACCATGGATCAGATTCGTGAGTGGGCCGATAATATACAAGAGTTCTGGGCACCTCGTGACAAGAGAATGAAAGAAGACTGGGACCTGTACAAGCTAACCAAGTCTCTCGTCGGATCTGGTCAAGTCGTTACCAAGAATACCCCGTATGTTGCGGTCGAGAAGGCTGCTAATATGATAGCCTCCCAGCTTCCACAGGTTGCGGTCATACCCCCATCTAACTCTGAGGCTAAGGAAGCACAGAAGGTTGAGGACTTTCTGAGGTGGAGTATGGAACGATGGAACAAGAGATGGAGACGCAGCCAGTTACAGGGGTCTATGCGTCACGCTATGGCTCACTACCTGTGCCTACGTGGTTGGGTAGCAGTCCGTCTACAGTATGAGGGTGAAAATGAAGAGACCAACTACCGTCATCACCCTGTACACGTCAAACTCTTCGATCCAATTCAAGTGTACCCTGCCCTCGGGGATGATGGACTCAGATATGTTGTACATCGTTATTGGACCACATACGGGGAGCTGGCCGAAGAATGGGATGAAGCAGGTAAGAAGTACGCTGACGAAGATCAAGAGGAACATGTCGAGGTTACCGTCTATTACGATGACTGGTACTGGGCCGTCTTGGTTGGTGAAGATGAGATCGTTAAGGTTACGGAGCATGAGTACGGCTTTGTTCCTTGGGTTATTGTTACTGGTAACGGTTCACCGATTCGTGCGACGGAATCAAACCAGACATCGTGGGTAGCAGACGTTGGAGTCTCGATCTTCCACGGTATGAAGGAGTCGTACAAGTCTCTGAACCGTATCCTCTCTCAGCTTGCTACACAGGTTGAGACCTCAGCTAACCCTCCAACTGCATATTACTACGACCCAGTTCAGAATGCTAATCCGCAGCCTCTCGACCTAGGTCCCGGAGCAACCAACTTCCTATTCTACGATAGAGAACGTGTTGAACCGATTAACCTGAGTCCACGTCCATCCGATGTGGCACCACTCATTGACTCACTACAAGACGACCTCAACAGGTCTACACTACCAGCTATTATGTGGGGAGTAGGTGGAACGGAATCTGGATTCCAGACCTCCGTCCTGACTGACGCTGCCCGTGATGCACTCTACTCTATTATATCAGGTATGCAAGAGTCTATGGAACAGATTAACGAATCCGCACTCACGCTACTGAAAGACCACCACGACGGTGAGGTTGGTTTCTGGATTAAGAACCAGCAGGGACAGAAGATCGGTGGTATCACCCTATCTCCAGACGAGATCAAGGCAGTTGGTACCGAGAACGAGGTTCGTTACCGTGATGTCTCTCCGAAGGACAGAGGATCTATGGCACAGTTGGCTATGGGACTCACTCAGGCAAAGCTCATATCTATGGAAACTGCACGAGACGAATACCTTGGACTGGAGAACCCGGAACGAGAGAACGAGCGTGTACTTGCCGATATGATCTATATGGACGAAGATGTTATGAAGAAGGGTCTGATCCCAGCCGCATTGATGGCACAGGATCCAGCACTCTACGAGATGTATATGGCTCTACAGAAGCCACCAGAGCCTCCACCGGGAGCAGGTCCACCGGGCGGTCCTCCGGGTATGCCGGGTATGCCGCAGATGGAAGGTGGTATGCCGGGGATGCCTCCAGAGATGGTTCCTCCTGCTATGCAGCCGGGAGCAGACCTGCTTATGCAGTCTCTTGGATCTGCTATGGGCGGAGCTGGAGCAGGGCCACCACCGGGCGTATCAGGGGTCCCATTGGGCCTACCGATTGGACTATAAACCATGTCAGGAAATATCAACCCGAACCAGTTTACGGACTGGCTAGAGAAGCAGGCAGGAGATATCGCACAGAGTCCCTTCATGCAGTACGACCCGCTGGAAAATCTGTTTGGTAAGCAGAATAGTATTCAGCAGCCAGACATCTTTCAGGAGATGTTAGGTGTTGGAAAGCGTGCTCAGTCGAATATGAAGGAGATCAATATAGATCGCCCTCAATCTCGTTCTGTTAAGAGGGGACAAGACGCAGTAGCAGAGGGGCCTAGAAATCCACAAGAACCTGACCCTAACCGTGTCGAGCAGGATCCCAAAGCAAATGAGCGTGCCCGTGCTGCATCAGCTAGGTCGCAGGCACCTGATTGGATAGGAAACCTGACCGAGGAACAGTTCAAGATGGGTGGAAGTTCTCCAGCTATGGCAGCAGATACGGTGCTAAAGAACTCGGGCATCGAGGTTTCTCCAGAACTCGCTATGAAGTTTATGGAGCAGTCTAAGCAGATTATCATTGATTACAATAACAATTCTCGTGATAATGAAAGAAGTGTATCCCACTACCTAACCATGATGGAGGGTACCCTACAGTTTATGAAAGAAGAGGAAGAG